CACAGTCCCTTGTACTATAGTAGCATCACCAGAATGTTGTCCCAGTAAATCTAACTCAATAGGTGCTTCGGTATCAATGGAGCTGAGATCTTTATAAAAGTGTACCTGTGACCCAATTTGAGCCCCCGATCGTGTGCGAATAGTGGCTCTTTTTCCCAGTCTACTTACTCTAATGTATCCTGCAGGTGTTTCAGAATATTGAGGCCTACTTAGAGTTTGTATATCTAAAAAGTCTCTATTTGGTGGTTCTATAAAATCATCCAAATCTTGCTCAAATTGCTGTGTCACTTCTTCCTCAAATGCTGGATTATCAAAAGAAAACCTAACCAACTTAGATGGTTGTGACAAAAACAAAGGATCTTCTACATTAACTTGTTGTAGTAAACGCCTGTTTGTTAAAGACCTACCCCTTACAACTTGTCTAAGTCTTTGTAAGGGAGTACTGCTTCGTCTTGGTGGAGTAGGAGTTTCAATTTCAAAAGAATATCTACTAGGAAATTCCTGCAGCTCTATTTCTTCAGCCCTACCTACTGATTGTCCACCAGAACCAGAAGCAACAAAAATTTGATCAGATAGAGAACTTTCACCTTGTGTAGGTGTAGACTCTGTCATAATTTGAAAAGAAGGATTGTGATATTGTGTTCTGCTTACACGTACTCGTGTAGGAGGAGTAGGTTCAGGAGCAACTTCTAAAATGGCGCTAGAACCTTTACTTGTGGTAACAACTGGTGTATCAAAACTGGCAACATCAGGTACAGGATGTACTTCTGCAATGGATTCAATTTCCCCTGGCAATAAATCTACACCAGAAGTTTCTGTTAATGGAACAACTGAAGATGAAGATGGTTCCACAGGAGCTATGGTATCTACAGGTAATAATTCTGCAGGACCAATAACTTCAGGAACCAACGCAGGCCTAACTACAGTAGGTGTACTACCGACTCTTACAGCCCCCTCACTTAAGGGAACGTATCCAGTGGCTCCACCTGTACCACGGCCTGTACTGATTCCCAGGCCACCAAAAAACACACCAGCACTACCATATCTCAGGATATTGTCAGCAATGGTTGTTTGTTCCACTTTATTAATAACATCAGGGGGACAAGTTCCCGCCTGCTTGCATGTTCTGTAAATATTAGTGGCAGAGTCTCTTTTTGTTCTTTTAGCACGCACCATTGCAGAAATATACAAAAACAAAAAAAAGAAGGTTAATTATATGTTAGTAGCAGAAGCGAGTTAGTATTATAGTTTATCTAAGTTGCCTAAAGACCAATCTACTCCTTTTGGAAACTTAACTACCTTTAAAAAAGAGCTGCGTTGTGTATGGCTGGTAAAACTGACGAGCACTCTGGACCTGCCTAGACGCTCTGTGCCATCTGCAGCTACCCATGACCATGTTGTGCTAAATGCTTTGCATAAGCCCTTATATTTCTGTTTTGCCCGATTCCTAAAGCATTTTACTATATTTGCTTCCCCTCTAAGTAATATTACTGGGGGATCGCTAGCTTCTTCCAATAATCTTCCAAGTCTCCCTGTATTTCGTCTACTAACTGTCTGAACTGATCTTCCCACGTCCCCAGGAGATATGCCACCGTCCCTAACACACTTTGACTGTTTTGATCGGGTTTGTGAGGCTGATCTGGTGCAGATGGTGGGGGATGAAGAGGAGGATGACCTTCGACGTCTCCTTCCCCTTCTGTCACCTTTCCTTCCACTCCCTCTCCCTCTCCCTCTGCCCCGGGTGGTGTGTTTTCCCCTCCCTGTGGGGGTTCGTCCCCGTGACCCCCTTGATCCTCTAGAGGAAGAGGATCGCGATCGAGACCGAGATTGAGAGGATGTTGTTCTGGACCGCGACCTTCGCCCTTGCTTCTTTTGCCTGGACGAGGACCGTCGTCGTTGTCGTTTGGACTCTGTGGGGCTTGATTCTCGCCTTCCGTACCTCCGCTTTCGGTTGGTTTCGTCACTGGTTTGTTGTGGGAGTTCGTGGTCGGGGGAGGCGCTGGAACGGGCGGTGGTCTTGGTGTGAGCGGTGGACTCTGGGGACGGTCTTTCTCGTCCTGGGGATTCTGGCGGCGTGGAGCTAGTAACAGGAGCAAACACAGTTTCCTTATTAATTCTGACCTCCCACTGGCCAGATTTACCATATTTTTTTGCATCGTCAGCAAACAAAATATAGTAATGCTTGAAATCCTGTATAGTATAATAAATGCCTGTATGATTCGCCCCACTTTCAGTTTTCTGCCATCTGTCCTCAGAGTCCAAATAATACACATATTTCCACATTGTATACAAATTTGCATTGTCAGGATCACCATCATATATTACTTCCACATTTACAGGTCCTTTTTTAAAATGATTTTCTGGTGTATTTTTAAATGTCTCTATGCTGGTATCCACCAACGTCCACTTTTCAGATGCATAGGCTGACTTTTGTAATGATTGCAGTTGTAACATCATGCCAATTGCCTCTTTGGCTTTTGCTTCAGATGTTGCAAGTGGTGGTACTGGCTGATACCCAAGTCTTAAAACACCATTTTGCCTAGCATAGTATAACAGTACAGCTTCTTTGCGAAGAAGCCGCCAATGTTCTATTTGTGCTTCTAGGGTATCACTAGCAACTTCATAAATGTTCATTAGTTGATCTTGTAACACATCGAAACGTTCTCTCAGAGTCTCCATCCTCTCCCTCGTCTTCTTGATCACTCAGTTCTAATTGTGTCCAAAGCCTTGTAAAAAAAGATTTCCAGCTTTGGTCAGTTAGCTCAAACTCAGGAGTATCATCATCTTTCATAGGAAAAGGATTAGGGAATTCAAAAGCTACCAGTCTGCTATGTAAATATCTATATGCTGATTCAGCCATTGCATTTATATTAGAAGTTATTAAAAGTGGAGGAAATTTAATTTGCATTGGTGCTCTGTGTTTACAATCTAAAGATACTAAATGCCCATCAAGACCATTTCTTAAATATGTATCCATATATATCCAACACGGATCTGTAGCATCATCTAATAAAGCAATTTTACACTCAGACATAGGTTGTAACCAAAAATGACTTTTAGAATTAACAAAAGATATTACTCTTCCATTCAATACTTTAATTAATGACATTGTAAACGCTGATTTGCCAGTGTTTGGTGGTCCATGTATAAGCAAACAATTTTTTTTTGGTTTAGCATGCAAAAAGTCTTTCAAAGCAGACAGAAAACTTATAAAATTAATACCTTGGTATCTTATAAATTTTACTATAGAGGACCAATGTCCTTCTCCTTCTACTTGCTCTAACCTAAAATGTATCCATTGAGACATAGTCATTTCTCTCATTTGACCTTTTTTATAGAACCTAACCATTGCAGCACATTCTCTAACAAATCTAGCCTGATTATTATGAGCCAACCAGGCAGTTGCATTAATATCATCAGGTGCTAATTTAGCATACTGAAAAGCTATGTCAGCCTCCTCTGTAAGATTATTATCAAACGCCCATTGTACCATAGTTGACATATCAAATGTTGCCGCTTCCCCAGACTGATGGCCTATTAATGTTTGTTCCACTATCCACTTGGGATATGAACCATGGGTAAATGTTCCAGAATTGGAACTGCCCTTATACCAAAACAAAGCTGCTACAGTGCTTCTAAGCTTTGGAGGCTCAGACAGTATTTGTTCTTCTGCAACATGTAGCATAGAAATTAACAATCGTATCACAGTATGTCTATTCTTCCCAGCTTTAAAACATAATAAAAATAAATACATTGCAGACATTTCAGTAAGCCAAATATAATCACAGTGTTGTTGCAGCAATTGTTTGGAACCTTCAAACAAATCATTATTTACACCATAAATGGCAATCACCCAATCATTACAACATGTCTTATTACTTTTATATTGCCGCGTCAACTCTGCAAAACTAACACCAAAAGCATTTTTAAATTTTGCAAGTAATGTAGCTTTCAAATTACTACATCTCATAAGTTCTTTGTAATGTACATTTTCCCCCTCCCTCAGGTTTGTGGATGCTGTTGGTACCTCCTCCTCCTGTTCCACCTGTGTAACAATATCTTCAACTTCATTTGTTACGTTCAGCTCTACTCCACTGTCCTGCTCAGGAAACAGTTTCCTTTTACTTTTATGCTGTGATGACAGCGAAATAGATTCAAGTTGAGGACTTAATTGTAAAACAGCCCTGGGACTAATATACTTTCGCTTTAGTGATTGCAATAAAGTCTCGCTGTCTTCTAACTCTTGTTGTTGAAATAGTTCTCTGGAATTTCCCTGCTCCAAGTCCTCATCATCATTTAATAAATCAGAAACATCTGAATCTGCATTTTGTTCATATAATCTTTCCAAATCATTTTCAATATCACTACATTCCGCTTCTAATAAACACCAATCACTTAACCCTTCAGGACCACTACCTTTATTGTCCGCCATGCTGCAGGTCGCTGTTTCGGCAGTTAGGACACAGAATCTCCAGCTCCTTAACTAGTAATTGCTGAAAGCAACGAACTCCAAATTCTGTGGCAGCAACAAATATTCGAAGTCGGCTTCCACAGCCTCCGCCGCATAACACAATAATCTTGAAAGCTGTTCTTGCAGGCTCCTCCTCCGTATCCTGCTCGGTTGGTAACTCCTCTTCACAATTCAATGCAACAGGCTCTGGTGGTGTCAACTCTAACACAATGTCTTGTAGAGTGACCTCTTTTCCAATCATTATATCTGCTTACACTGCCTACAGAGTCCTTTCCAGCCCCTCCTCACTTTGTAAAACAATAGAGATCTACCACAGATATCAAGCTTTTCAATTTGATCTAATTTTTTCATACAATGGCGACACCTTACTATAATGTCAGAAAGTGGCTTTTTCTCCCTATCTTCTATTGCCCAGCCAACAACACTATCATCTAAATAATTATCAAATTCAAACGTGGCTGATGCTACACAACAACATCTGCAGCATCCAAACACTAAATCCTCCTTCCAAATTAAACAAAGTTGTTTTACATCAAATTCAACTGCTTCTAAATATGTTAAGAACTTTTTACAGAAGTTACAAGGCACTAAAGCATCTTCTAACGGTATACCAAGAAATCTAGCAAGATCTGCAATGGTCTGTGGTTTACTTGCTGTCGCCATTAAGATGTCTGCCTTATATACCATATATCAATACTTATAAACAGGTGCTACGAAATCGGTGCAAGAAAATACTTGTTGAGTAATAAAGGTTGTTGCCAACAACAATCATCCAGGTGCAATACTTGGTGTCTCGCCCGGTACATAAACAAAAAACTTACCGTTAACGGTGCAGTTTTCTTGCCAACAGAAAAGGCGCCAAATCAGGTAGGATGCGCCAAATCCGAGCGTGTTGGAACCTACAAGGTTCTCATTGTCTCTGCTGCGGTTGCAAGATATTATCTATGTGTATCGGGCGCGGTTCACATTCTAGCCAAAGTTCAAATTAGTCAGACATATGAATACAAGCATTCTTGGAATACTGTTTGATATACTCTTTATTGTACCAAAAGTGGTAAAATTATTTGCTTCTTTTTCTTTTGGTCCCTCGAGAAATAGATGAGGACCTCTTAGCTGGTGATTGAACAAGATTTGCTTGATACAAAAATTTGCGCCCTAAGGAGTATTGATCTAAATCTAATGATAATCTTTCAGTTAAATCTACATTCCAAAATGTATAAGGTGCATAAGGATCTTCCTTTTCTTTTGGTGGAACTTTATCGGGACATGGTGTAGCTAAACTATTAATATATCGATAAGTACTTTGTAATGGATTGTCTGGAGCTGGAACAAACCCTAGTTGCCATTCCTCTAACAGTGAGGGATTCATTGCATTAATTTGTGCCAATACTTCTGCTTTTAAAGGTATTTTGCACAATTGTAATATTAAGGAAATTTCATACTCCTCTACATGTCTCTGATATTCTCTAAATTTGTTAGCATCATAATCATTTATATCTCTTACTTTTCCAGCTTCTGTGTAAACACTGATACTAAAGTTTGTGTTCCTTGTGTTGTCTACAACTGTAATAAATAATTGGTTTGCCCAACAAATGCCATTATTATGACCCTGTGCGCGTTGGAGCCAGAAGGGCCTATTAAACAGCTGAGCATCACTAGATACTAATGAGCCACTAACTGTTGGGAAATACATGGAGTTACCTATTTTATTTTGTGTCTGAGCTGATGCTCCTGGAATGTAAAAATCATTTTTATATGTGCCTGCGTCTATTTGTTCACCAGGAATGTCATCCCCAACGTTGCCACCCCTTACAAAAAAGTGTCTGGCATAACATTGCTCTCTACGAGCAAAAAAGAAACAAGAGTCTCCATAAACATCATTTTGCATCTTCAAAAAATCTGGATATTTGCAGGTTTCATTGACAATATCAAGACTAACATCAGATCTATTTTCTTGTAAAGCTTTAAAATTAAGATTACCATATCCTATGTCTGCCATATCTCCATCTTGAATAACAGTGTTAACTAATTGTATAGGTGGGCATATTCCATTTTGGTCATTAGCTCCATCACATTTAGGGGCCACATCCCAATGTTCACCCACACATGGTGTACAACCTATTATAAACATTTGTATTTGTTTTGGATCAAATGATGTGTTTTGTCTATCATCAGTAGAAAATGCTTGATTTCTGTATGCTAGAGGATTTTCTGTATCATTTACCTTATTAAATAATGGATGCCCAGTAGTACCTACACCTAAAGGTTGGCCTCGCCCTATTTCCAAGCCTCTACAGGCCCAAACCAACCTTTCCTTTTCAGGATTATAAACAGACATATCAGCTAATGCAAACCTATTTGGGTCTGGTAACTTTAATCTAAATACCCTGTGCTGATTACCAGAGACCTTTGGTACTTCTAACACTGTTCCATTATTATTGTAAACATTATAATATGGGTGACCTACTGTTAATAATCTGTCACTATATGCATGATAGAATATATTAGTCCTTTGTACATATTCATCCGTGCTTTGTACTCTGGCAACAGGTGTTGAAGGTGGCAAATATACCTTACCACTGGCAGGTAACCACACCGACATCTGCAAAAATCACAAATATTTACGTTTACGTCTGCGTCTTCGTAGTAAACTTGGATGTAAATAAAAATCCCCACTATTATCAAATGTGTGAATTACAACTGCTGGAAGATCTGGAGATGGATAAATAATTTGCAAATCATCTCTAGATTCTGGGTATGAAACATAATAACCTTTTAGGTCTTGTGTGTAGTATGTGGCATTTCTAGGACTTTCAAAGCGAGGAACTGTATAAGTAGAAGTAGACCTTCTATTACCAATTACCAATTGAGAGCCACTAAAATCTTCTACTGCTTCATCTAATAATGCATCCTCTGTATGTGCCTCAGGATATGATTCCATCTCTGATAAAGGATTGTCATCGACATTAACATCTATGAATGTGCTTTCCACAGTCCCTTGTACTATAGTAGCATCACAGATCGGAAGAGCACACGTCTGAACTCCAGTC